CTTCGATGAAGGCCTCTCAACAGGACGGTTTACCTGCCCTTCTAACTTTAGGAAAATTAGAAGGGGAGTGCTCCCGAGACTTTTCTCGGGTTTACTCAGTAATGTGTTTGATCGTTCCACTGGGGAACTATTGAGCTCAGCTGACCTCGGTATAGTGAAGACTATACGTGAGATACTGAGACTCTTTAGGAAACTTCAACCGAATCAGGATCAAGACGATCGTCTTGATACTGAAGCTCGGCGGAAGTTTTTCGAATGCGAAAATCAAATTCCTCGTCAACTTGACGATCGACTTGATTATCGCCTTCGTCTGTTTTCCAAATACATCTTGAAGGATTTATCCAAATTTAATCCTTCTCTGATGCTTGGAAAGCATGGACCCGGTGCTGTATATGAAGGATATAGCCCTAATCAGAAGTGGTCAGGGCTCCTATCATCCTTAGATAGGCTCGTTAACTATGGGTTCGATATCTTCTCTTACCAAAGAGGTTTGGGAAGTATCTTATCCAATAGTGACGAGTTGTTCTTCTATACACCTCCTAACCGCATTGCTAGACTTTGTACTGTTCCGAAGAATATTTCTTCGAAGCGTACAATAACTGTAGAGCCAACTGAACAACAATATATTCAGGGTGGCCTAAATATTGTTCTTCGTGATGCTATATCACGATGCCCAATATTGAAACAGTCTCTAGCTTTATCCGACCAGAGCAAGAATCAATACCTTGCTTTTGTCGGTTCCTTGACCGATGAATGGGCCACAATCGACTTGTCAAGCGCCTCGGATCTCCTCAGTAATGAGGTCGTTCGAGCCGTTTTTTCAAGGCATAGCTCCTTTCTTGAAGCTATGTATGATTGTCGGTCTTCGCATGTGGAGGGTTTTGTACCTCCTTTGCGAAAGTTCGCCGGTATGGGGAATGCGCTTACTTTTCCAGTTCAGAGCATCGCTTTTCTCCTATTGGGGATCAGCGGTATTCTACGTAACGAACGTGTTACGTACTGGTCTATTAAGCGCGCGGCTAAGAATATTCGCGTCTATGGCGATGATATCATCGTCCGACGTGAATACGCACAGGCCGTGTGTGCCGAGTTGCAACTCGCTGGCTTAATTGTCAACGAGAGCAAGAGCTTCCTTACGGGAAACTTTAAGGAAAGCTGTGGTGTCGACGCATTTAGAGGGGTTGATGTAACTCCTCTTTACGTACGATACCTCTCGGATAGCAACCTCCGTAGTCG